TTGGGATGCTTCCCCCTTGAGCGAAAGGCCACCAGGAAGGCTTCTTGTAGCTGGCATTCAAACCAATGGCAGGAGGAAAGAAGCTGCCCATCAAGCCAACTTTGATTCTGCCAAGCAGATCATTGCCAGCCTCAAAACCATAGTTCACAGGTGAAGCGGTTTTCCCTTCGCTGACTAATCCGCCTGCCGCTAGAAAGCCAATCCTACCTTGTGCCAAATTCGGAATTCCAAGCTTTAGTTCAGCGCCAAAATTACCAACAACATCGGCAATCAGATTCCCAACAGAACCCAAGTCTCTCAGAGACAAGCCAGCCTTACTAAAGCTTTTGTTGCTTGCCAAAATTCCTTGAGCAAGTCCGCCTGCACCAAAGCTCATGGCAGGCCCAAGCAACTGATTCATCTGTTTCTTGCGTCCTGAATCGGTGACACTATTGAGCAGGCTCAGAAGGTTAATTCCTAACTGATCAACGGCAGATTTGCGAATGATAAACTCGCCACCCTCTAACTCCACTGGCATTCGGCCCCCTACCATCGCAGGCATACCTCCTGCGGCATGGCTTGGCCCATTCAAATAACCACCTTTGGCGAACTTAAATTCCAGAAGACTTTTTGGCCCAAGACCAAACACATGGAAGGGATTTGGTAATAGCGGAATGGTTCCGCCAGGTACAAATGCTTTGAAAATGTCAATTACCTTCTGGCGTATAAAATCAACAAAGTTGAAAATTCCACCTGAGAAGATTTGTTCAAAAACGTGTTCAATTCCTCCAACCAAGTTTCTAAAGGCATCTCTAAAATCCAACAAAACCTGTTCAAACGTGCCTTGGATTGCGCCCCCAAACTCCTGCAGTCCTGTCAGCATTCTGCCAAAAACATTTTTCAATGGTTCAACGATTTGGTCACTAAATACGGAACCCAAGCCACCAATTGCATCAAGTAGAGGCTGAAAAATGCCTTGCATGGCGTTCTCGAAAGCACCAAAAACGGATTCAATGCCTTCCACCAAAAACAAAAGAGCGCCAATCAGTGGCTCCAAGAGTTCAAGCAGCTTTACCAATAAGGGAGCGAGCTTTTCAATCGGCCTTTGCAGTTTCTCAAAAATAGGTTGCATTGCTTCCATTACTGGAATCAATGCTTCTACCACAGGAACCAATAAGTCGATAATCGGATCAACCAAAGCAAAGAGCGCATCAAAAACTTTCGCTAAAGCTTCTTGAACTTTTTCGTTGCTGAGAACCAACGCCAGTAGTCCTTGCTCTAGTCCCTTCTCTGCTGTGATCTTGGCGACATTCGCAGCCCGTTGTCCAGATGGGCCAGCCGCTGACATCACAGCCTGAGCCGTGTCTGATTCGGTGATGGCTTGCGCTCCTGCGCGAACCCCTTTCAATACTTCTTTTGTGTATTTTTCTGCCAGAGATAGCCGATCATCCATTTCTTTGGTGAGCTGCTTTTGAATGCCTAACTCTGCAGCAAGGGCTGTGGCCTGCTCCAGCGTCAACTGTTCAAGTTCTACTGCTGTGGCAAGGGCAATGGCCTGAACATTGTTAATTTGGCGGATGGATTCCGCTTGAGCCTTGAGTTGATCGTCCTGGGCCTTTAAGGCTTTAAGTTGCTCTTGAGCATTTAAGGATTTGGCAATGTCCTTGGCTTGCTTGGACTGTCTCTCTAATAGTTTTAGAGACTTTTCTTCATTCCTGGCGCGAACCAAGGCTTTGGTCGCTAAGTCAACGGCCTCTTGGTTGCGGAGCTGCTCTGTAATCTTTGCAACCTTTTGAACTGTTTCCTCATAGATCGCTTGTTCTTTTAGCGCCTTTGTTGCCAAGTCCACGGCTTCTTGATCCTCCAGGCTCTTGGTAATCTTGGCGACTTCTTCAACCGTCTTTTCATAGGTGGCTTGTTCAATCAATGCTTGCTTGACCTTTTCAGCCTGGGCCAGAAATCCGGCTTGTTGGGCTGCAACTTGATCTTCAAGATATGCAACTTGCTGTTTTGTGGCTCGGTTGATCGAAGTCAGCAAAGTGAATTGCCTACCGGACTCATCACCTGTCGAACTGGCTAAAACAAAAAGCCTTTCTTGTAATAAGGCTTGTGCTTGCTTCGCTGCCGTCAATTGCTCTTGAAGAGTTCCTTGTGTTGCTAATAGCCCACCAACCTTTTCAGTGATGTTTTGGAAGGTGAGAGCAGCAAGCACAGAGGCTGCTTCTGCCGCTTCCTGCATCTGCTTGAGTTGCAGAAGTTCTTCCTGCGATTTCTTAATAACTTTTGTGGATTCAGCTTGTTCAGACAGGAATTCAGCTTTTTTCTTTTCAACAAATTCCTGCTGAAGTCCTAGTTCATAATTGGCTAGGCTGGTGGTGTAGGTGTCTCGTGCGCTTTGGACGTTCTGCTGATAAACCTCCAAGGCTCGGCTGGCAGCTCCTGTTGTTTCATCTGTAATGATCTTGATTTTGGCAATTTCATCTTTTGCGGTGATATATTCTTGGCCTACCTTTTTGGTTTCCTCAGAGAGTTTTTCTTGTGCAACAATGACTTTCTGCAAGGCTTCTTCAACATCCCCAAACGGATTAGCCTTGGCTGCCATCAATTGAGCCGTTGCCGCAAAAACATCAAAGGCATCATCGAGCAGCATCACATTGCCAATCAACTGATTGATGTCTGCTGAAATGGTTTTGAATGTGATCTCTAAGGCTCGAAAGGCCATGCCGATAAAAGAGTCTGCAATCAGATCCGTCAGGAATTGAATGCTTGCGCTCAGTAACTCAACACCAAGCCGGATTTTGGCAAAAATGGAAGCATAACCCAGAACCTCATCATCCTGACTGATGAACTGCTGAATTTTGTCAATTACATTCGTAAAGACATCGACAATGGCCCCAATTGTTCCCGTGAGAACGTCCATGTAAAAGGCAACATCCGATTCAGTGATGGAATCCAGGGCAGCCGCTACATCTCGGATAGCACCACCAAGGCTTTCATTGGCTCCAGCAACTTGGTTAATAATGCCAGCCAAGCGAATTCCAGAATTTTCTAAAATCGTGAAGCTTTGCCCAATCGTTCGGCTTGTTCTCGCAAACTCTTCTTCCAAGACTCCAGCCTGAGACTGCAGCGCCTCAAAAACCGTCTCAGCGGAAAGCTTGCCTTGCTTGCCGTATTCTCGAAGTTCGCCAATCGTAATGCCTAAGCCATCGGCAATAGCCTGCGCCACTCTTGGCGTTTGCTCCATCACAGAATTAAGCTCTTCGCCTCTCAACACACCAGCGGCAAAGCCTTGTCCTAGCTGGATGATGGCAGCATTGGCAGATTCTGAAGTAGATCCAGAAATGGCTATCGCCTTACCTAGCGAGCGTGTTACCTCTTCCAGTTCAGCAGTGGAAACACCTAACCGTCCTGTGACTCTGGCGAGGCGCGAATACAGATCAGCCGTGGATTGGAAAGATTGGCCTGTTTCCTGGCTGATTTTAAAAAGTGCGGATTGTGCTTGGGTAAGTTCTTGTGTGGTGGAAGTAACCAGCTTCAGGCGGTTTTCAATGTTGGCTGCGGCATCAGAAAACTCAATTAGTCGATCAACGGCAAAAGCAGCAACTGTTGCTTTAAGTGCTGTGGTTAATCCCCCAACACTCCTAGCGACCTTTGCGCTGGTTGCTTCCACTTGTCGTAGAGAACGATCAACTGAATTGAAAGCCGCTTGGGTTTTGTCAACGGCTGAAATTGTGATCGTGGTATTAGTCGCCATTACTTCTGGTTTCTCTTTTCAGCCTGAATATTGAAATAAGCCACCCAACCTTTCACTTCGTCCAGTGTCCAGCTCATCACCTCAGAAATGGGTTGATGAAGCGTTTCAGCCAGAGCAAAGATGGTCATTAGGTCAGGCGACTCTCTCAGTTTTTTTCAATCTCCTCATCTGTCAACCCATCGTCTGCATTCATGGAAGACACAATTCTGGCGATTACCTCAGAATCAACGCTTCGCATGAATTCAGTACGATTCACCACCTTGAAAACCTTTTTGCCTTCAGCATCCAAGGCTTTGGCAATCAAGGTGGCAGTTAAGGCTTCTCCAACCTTGCCAGCACTGTTTAGCGCCAGAATCTCCTGTTGCTCGCTCAACGTCATGGAAGAGCGATAGAAGATTTTAGTAGGTTCGCCTTTTTCGTCAGGCCACTCTGGCACTTCAACGAATTGAAGAGGCGCAGCCAAGCGATCACGATAATGAGCTTTAGCTCGTTGTAGAATTTCAGACATAACCTGTTTAGGCTGTGGTTTCGGTTAGTGCGCCAGAACCTTGGAAACTGATGGTTGCGTCTACAGTTCCATCAATGGCCCCAGAGCGACTGATTCCGGTGATGATCACAGTCCCGTTGTAATACTTGGAACTCGTTGCCGTTCCTTCTGGATAAAGGTTTAGCGTGACACTGCTTCCAATCGTTACAGCCTGCTGGCCTGTGTCGTCTGGGTCCCAAAAGACATCCGCACTTCCTGAAAAACTGGTGTTTCCGGCAACAAAAGATGTTGCTGAATCGCTCAGTTGAGTTGTGTCGATGGTGTTGGCTGTGGAGTCGATGGAGTAGCTTTTGACTTCTCCGATTGTTTGCGATCCGGCTTTGATGACACCGGAACTTCCCTTTGTAACTGCCATTTTGTCTCCTTTTGGCTGTTAGAAAATGCCGGTGTTTCCGGCTTCAAAGCCACCCATCCGGCAGCTTCAAATTCTGCAAAATCTTCTGCTTCAATCGTTTTCCTTTCTCTTCCTCTAATGATTTTCATTAGAAGGTTCCTCCATCCACTGTGGCAACCGATAGCGTCACAAAATCGTTGCTCGTATCAATGGCAACAGTAATAGAAGAATCGCCTCTGACTACTCCATCACTTCCATCGGTTCCGCCAATGTAGCCAGCCGTGCCACCCGATACGGCAGCTACCAGTTCATCCGTGCTAGATTCAGGAATGTTCAGTGCTGTCTTAAAGGCGTTGAAGGTTATCTTCTTTTCCATCTGCCCAGAAGATTCTGAGGCGTCATGGACCATGATTAAATCACTGGCTCCACTAATCGAACTAAGTGTTGAAAGCGAATCTACGGGTGGCGTGACGGGTACTTTTGTCGTTGCGTCTGTCGCCACAAAGATATTGTTTCGATCCGTTGTGAAGTGCGGCTCGCCTGCGAGCATAGACGTAGTGGGGAGATTGGCATTCAATCCCCTTCTCAGTTGCAATCTAGCCATTTCTCTCCTTTAAAAAGTGCCACCATCCAAGACGGCATTTGCTACTAAAATCGTATCGCCAGCCTCTTCCGGTTGCGCGATCGTCTGACGATACCTACAAAACCAATCCATTTTGATTACTCCCAAAGGGACATCCCCTTCTGAGGTTTAATCGATCTGCACATTCTGAAGATAGAACTCCTCTACTCCTGCTGGTA